GGACAGCTTTCGTAGCCTGATAAGACCCCGGAACTTTTTGACCTATGTATGGCATCTGTTATTCCTTACGTGCTGATTGCGTCAACTACAGAGACCCAAACATCTGCACTGCTTGCGGTATCACTCTGTACGTTAAGTATATCGCCGGATTGCATTACAATCTTTGCACCACCATCCAAGACCTGCAGGGCTGAACCTACTGGAATCGGCGCATCTTTGATGATGTAGTAGTCATCAGTGGCACCTGCACCAGTGATGTACACATCCATTAAGATTTGGCTAGTTGTAACATTAGCGATATTGATACCAACAATTGCATCGTCGGAGTTTGCGGTGCGTAGAACGACCTCGCTTGTTCCGACGTTACGTGCAATGTTTCTTTCAAAATCCTGTGCCATTACCTCTCCTTCATCACTGTATTATACAGCAATAATATTATCTAGTCAAGTCAAAGCGCAATCGCCATCGCGACTGCAAAACCGGCAGTAGCTGCACCGATGTCAGTTGCGACCTCCGATGCGGACCTACCCTCGATGGACGTGCCGTTGACACGCAAGAAGTCATCGTCAGCAACTCCGCTGGTAAACACGGCCACGTTGCCGTTGCTGATGCCTGTGTCGGTGACTGCCGCAGTGCCGAGTCCGATATCAGAGCGAACCTCCGATGCGGAGCGGCTCTCTAAACCGTTAGCTGTGAAACGAGCGAACTCGTCATCCGCCACAGACGAACTGTCGATCTTGACCGCGTTGGTGTTCGAGATGCCAAATGTCAGGGATGCCTGTCCGCCGATGTCAGACAGCACCTCTGATGCGGAACGTCCCTCAATCGACGTGCCATCGATGCGAAGGAAGTCGTTGTCAGCAGCACCACTCGTAAACACCGCTACGTTGCCGTTGCTGATGCCTGTCGCGGCAACTGCTGCCGTACCAAGTCCGAGAGTCGTACGCTGTGCTGCCGCGTCGGCGTCGTCAAGCAGTGCCTTACCTGCCGCTGTCAGATCGTATGTCGCTGCACTACCAGAACCTGTAAACTGAATGCCCTTGTCCGCTGCAGATGTCAGGCCAGCAAGTGCCTGTAGTTCTGCGTCGAGACGTGCGTTTGCAACGGTGCCGGACAACTGGCTGGCATCGATAGTTTTGTTGGTGAGTGTTTGAGAGCCGGACAGCGTAGCTACAGTGCTATCGATTGCAACGGTCAGGGTGTTGCCCGAGCCGGATGTATCGATGCCGGTTCCGCCAGCAATATCGAGAGTTTCGCTGTCGAGGTCGATGCTGAGTGCGCCGCCGCTGTCACCCTGAAAGTCGAGGTCGGACGCAGTCAGTTGTGCGTCTACGTACGCCTTGATGGCTTTGGCCGATGCGAGGGTAGTATCTGTGCCAGCAACACTCGACAAGTCCGTGTCGAGGACGCCCGACTTGAGGTTGTCCACTTCGAGATTCGACACTGTGTTGTTGTCGGCATCGAGTGTCTTGTTTGTCAGGGTCTTTGTGGTTGCGGCGAGATACGTATCAAAGGTATCGACTGTGGTCTGACGCATCGTGCCACCGTCGTTGGTTACGATACCATCGCTACCCGCTACGGCTGTCGTACCTGCAGATGTGCCACCATCCATCAGGTTGAGTTCTGCGGCAGTGGCAGTCACGTTTGTGCCGCCGATGTCGAGGGTTGTCATCGATACTTCGCCAGCAACGGTCAGGACGCCCGATGCGAGGGTCATCAGGTCTGTATCGTCGGTGTGTCCGATAGTTGCGCCGTTGATGTTGACGTTGTCGATAACAGCCTGTGTGATTGCGCTGTTTGTGCCGAGTGTTGCACCATCGATAGAACCGCCGTCAATGTTGGCCGTATCTGCAGCCAAGCTGTCGATGTTGGCAGTGCCGTTTATGTGTAGGTCTTTGAACTGCTTGCTCGACGAACCGAGATCGATGTCATTGTCAGTCGTCGGTTCGATCACACCGTCCTTAACAACAAACTGTTCGACTGACGAGCTAGACACGTCAACCGAAAACTCAATCTGGTTGTTGGGATTGTCAATGACGACTTTATTCAGCGGCGTAGTTTCGCCCGGATCACCGATAAGTCCGATGACCGGACCCTCTGCGGCAGTGCCATC